CCCTAATAAGGTGCCCACATGTCTTTCACGTATGGGTTTTACCCCATATATTGAGACGACCCTCACTTAGTCTGGAGAGTTCCTATGCCCGCTAGAGAAAGATCGAATACGTATGAAACCCCAAAAGGGGAATCAGGACGATTCGGAACAGTCTTCGGGAATTATCCAACGTATGCTGGGAGCAATTTCTGCGGAGACATTATTGGCTCCGGAGATAATGCGCCTTTTACCGTGCAGAAGCACGAGTATGATGGAGGACGGTTGAATAGGCCTTATTCTGGCTTTTTCACCCAGTACTTCAATAATTATCGAGTTGACTTGCTCGATAATTCTTCATACTTTGGACATTTAGGAACTGCCGAAAGCCCAACCGATATCGGTGCAGCTACTAATGCTGCAGCGAGAACAAATCCAAGCCGTCCTTATGTGGACGTGCCGGCGAATCTGTTGGAACTCGGAGATATTGCCCATCTTATCAAAAGACATGTCGACCCAATTAATAACTGGTCCGACTTTGTTCCAGAGATAGGAAGTCAACATCTTAGGCGGGTATTCGGGATCGAACCCGTATACCGCGACCTGTCGCGCCTTGCAAATTTTCAGGAACAAGTCAAAAGACGTGTTGCTGATATTGAAAGGTTAGCGGCCCCGAGGGGTTTTCGTAAGACAGTCACCATCGGTAAGTATTCTGCCCAGGAAACACAATCTCTTATTGTGCAATCTGAAGGTCTCTACCTTGGTAGGGACTTTAAGGTGAATACTACCCAAGAAGTCAAATGTCATTGTAGGTGGATGCCTACAGCTGAATTTGGCCAATTGGCTACACCAAGGGTGATGGATGCTTGGGCCAGACGAGCGGTTCTTGGTGTCACAGTGGATTTTGCTACACTGTGGGAACCAATGCCGTGGTCTTGGCTCATTGACTGGTGTTTTAACGTTGGCGAATATTTTAAGGCCAACAGAAATATCATACCAGCCACTCTGGCCGACGTATCGGTCATGAGGCATACTACGACTACTGCCGATTCCGAAGCTGTCAGTGCGGATGATTGGTCTCTTGAGGCCATTCACTCGTACCGAGAGACTAAGAAAAGGACTACGTCGTTTGTCTCTCTAGACGCCCACTTCCCGTTCCTTTCGGGAAGCCAAATGGGTATCATTGCCGCGTTAGCAGTAACTCGGTAGTTGTTACCTTGTTACTGCCACTAAGCAATGATAGGAGTAAGATATGTTCGCAGATCCACAGACCCTCACCGTTAACTCGGTGGCGAAAGCCCTCGTTCGAATCAATCAGGATCAGTACTCTTCTGAGTACCTTCTGAGAAGCTCGACCGATGAATTTCGTCTGCAGATTCGGAACACTTCGTATTTGGATAAAAAGCGCAATGTGATGATTGATCGTCACAATGTGCAATTTGTCCATACGGTTTTTCCGGTCGCACCGGCGACGCTTTCCACTGTTAGGAAAGTGTACACCGTTATTGAGAACCAACAGGGTGATACCCTTACGGATCCCAATTACGTCGCGTCGGCTATGTTTGCGTGGCTCACTGCTTCGAGCTCTGCTAACATTACCAAGTTGATGAACTTCGAGAGTTAAAGGAACTCGAAGGACCGTTCACGATCTGCGGCTTGGATAACGTCCACTGAAAGGTGTAGTTATGCAAAGCCAAGATAGTGTCCTACTCCATGTCGTGCGAGGTATCTTTGCAGATATTCTCGCAGCGTACCCTGCTATGAGGGGTTTAAGTCTCGATATTGAAAGACTTGCCCTTTATCTTCAAACACGGGGTCTCACGTTGTTTACGTTGGACCTTCCGAACTTAGACTCCTTACTTCTTAAGGGGCTTGAGTGCGGTCGTCTTCAGCTCTCCGGGCCGCTTTCACGGCGTGTTTCGGGGAGAGTCAGGGTGCCGAGACTTTTCTCGGGACTCTGGTTACGCGTGTTTGATGAGAACGCATGCTTACGACAGGATGTCGATGCTACCAGCGTATTCTTTTTGCGGCAGTTATGCTGCATTGGGAAGAAACTGGAAGTGGTCTGTTCTTCGGATCGTATTTCTACGACTTTGGAGAACTACCATGGCATTGAAAAGTCCATTCGTCATCCCACCCTCGGGTGGGATCTCGATAGACTGGATGATGGTTGCCAACTTGACCGTGTACATCTTGTACAGGCTCTTGATGGCGTCTCCCCTTCCGGCGAAGACCTGCCGCTATTTTCGTATAAAATCGAAAAGAACGAACAGGAAATTGACGAGAAAAGAGAAGGCCGCATCCTCCTAGTTAAGGTTCAGCAAGTTGCTGACCTTATCCTCGGTTCTTTTGAGTTCTTCGATCCTATTAGCTATTCTGCTGATAGAGAAAGGATGTCCCAAGGAATCGGTTTTAAGCATGGTCCAGGAGCAGTTGCAGAAAAGAAGAAGAACTGGGAGAAATCTCAGTTCGACAACTGGCCTGCTAAGCTCGAATACCTCTTTCCCTACGAAATGTGCGGTACTTCATCCGTACAGTCCGAGGAAAGGCCAGCCCAACGTGAGCTGGCTAGCATCCTTTATTGTGTTCCAAAGACCGCTAAAGGTCCTAGGTTGATCGCTGCTGAACCGGCATCACATATGTGGTGTCAGAAATGCATCGAATCGTACATGCGGGATCAATTCAGTAAGAGCGACTTTGTTGCTCCCTTTATTGACCTTAGTGCACAACACAAGTCAGGTGATATGGTACTTCAAGCTTCCTTGGATCGAAAGTTGGCCACCGTCGATTTGTCGGATGCCAGCGATCGTCTTTCGTGTTGGACCGTGGAGCGTGTACTAAGGAGGTCTCCCTCTTTATTACACCATCTGCACGCCGCACGAACGAGGCTCCTTAGAGATAACATTTCTAAGGACAAGGACTCCCTAATAAAACTTAGGAAGTTCGCCACGCAAGGTACTGCAGCAACGTTTCCTGTTCAAAGTCTCGTTTTCCTATGTCTCGCTCTTGCATCCTCTTGTGAGGGCGAAATTACGGTTAATAAGATCAGGAGACTGCGCACCCAGGTTCGTGTGTATGGCGATGATATTATATTGCCTGCACACGGGTACGCGCGACTCATCCGCGTTATGACATACCTAGGATTGAAAGTTAATGCAGCAAAGAGCTACGTTAACGGACATTTTAGGGAGTCATGCGGTGTCGATGGGTTCCTGGGGAACGATGTTACCCCAGTAAAACCTAAGACTATGGTCGCCGACAGCCCGGCGTCATGCCAGGCTATTGTAGACACCTCCAACAATCTCTTTACTAAAGGATTATGGAATGCATCAAATAGCCTCAGATCCACTCTCCCTCCACGTGTTCAACGTGGACTCAGGATTGTGGGCCAGCACGACGTTGGGTTCGCCGGTCTCACCTCATTCTCTGGAAGCGATGAATCTCATCTTGCTAAGAGATGGAATTCTCGCCTTCATAGGTACGAGGTCAGAGTTTGGACTATTCGAGTCCAAGCTCGCAAACGAGACAGGCAAGGATACCCCGCTCTCCTGGATTTCTTTGCCAGGCAGTACAGTCATGAGCATGCTCGGACTGTATCTGAATACCGGGATATCCGAAAGACCAGAGATGGTCTTTTATGGGAGCCCCTTAACACTGGCGCTCGCCTATATAACTCTGAATCGTGATCGTTCGATGGCACCGCACGTAAGTGCTATGTTATCGGCCCAAAGCTACTTAATCCTTCAACCTGAAGAGTTGAGTGCCTTGGGTATCACGGATCCGAGAATTATTTCGGCATCTGAGTACCAGGAAGCTCTCTCTTATACACAAGGATAATATCCATGTTTAAGATCTATCACTCTGGCGAATACTCTTTCCATTGGTATCGTGACAATCGGATCGACATTTTTGCTCGCACCTCTATTGAGTGCTTCAATTATGTTCGATTCGACGATTACGTTACTCAATTGGAGAGCGTAGTCGCTAATGATAGGTGAGAGATTCACCTTACGGTTGTTATGGGTGTATAGGGATTTAAAATCACACCTTTTATCGGGTGAGGATTCTTC